TGACGTTTCACGCGATAAACGATGCCAAGATCATCCACCACTTCATAATCAGAAGTTATCTCCCGGCGGTATCTGATCGTAATGTTGTGAGTGACGATATTGTCCACCTGCACGGATTCACGTAACGTGGTTGCGCCGACTTGATCAATCTTTGCCCATGCGTCTCTGTTTACCCGGTAAACAGGCTCGCTGCCATAATCGCCGCCCGGCATGTCCTCCCTTAAACGCAGTTTTATTCGCCTGTTAAGTTCCCCGGGATCGGGAAGGATATAAACGGCACTTGTACGCGTTGAACGTAGTTTCATAATCAGAACCCGGAAACGGGAAGCCGGCGTGACTTCAGCAGAAATTCAAAAGCCATTGGTGTTTCTGATTTTTCAGTTTCAGATACAGAGCTGCGGTTTTCGTACCAGTGGCTGACAAGCATCAGCAACCCCAGGCGGATATCTTCAGTTATGACCATGCCATCCTCATCAAGAGCAGGAATTTCGTCATTGGTCTTATAAAGATTCCGGTTGAGGTAGGTGGTTGCCTTTGCTTCTGCTGCAAGCGCCAGCAGTTCCAGTAGTTCGTCTTCTTCCTTAAAGTCATTCTCCAGGCGGCACTGCCTTTTGATTTCATCCAGAGTCAGCAGCATGGCTTCACCTTACTTAACTTGAGGCTTGGGTTTGTTATTTTTTTTCGGCTGCTCTTGCTGCTCTTGCTGCTCTTGCTGCTCTTGCTGCTCTTGCTGCTCTTGCTGCTCTTCAGCATCGTCGGACGCAACAGTCAACGCATAACCTTTTTGCACCAGTTCACGGCCATGCTGCTCCAGGGTTTCAAACACATCCCCTTCCAACAGCACCTTTCCTCCCACATAAATGGGACGGATAACGGTCAGTTTCATAACACTCTCCCGACAAAAAGCGGCCCGGAGGCCGCTGTTATGGGTTATGCGCCAGCAGCAGGCGCAGTGAAGGTCCCGTAGATAAACGCTTCAGGGCGTTTCACCGCCAGCGCCAGGCGCTCTTCGCAACGAATCGAAATCATGTTTTTCTCGAAGTCGTCGGCGTTCTCTGTGGAAATCACCACGTTAGCATCCTCGCGGTCAAAGAGCTGCGCGGCCGCGTTGAATGCACCGGTCAGGAACTTGCCCTGGAACGCCGGTGCCTGAGTTTCAACTACTGGTAATCCCCACAAAGTTGGGCCTGTCAGTCCTGCAGGGTTCGCCAGGATGTAACGTCCCAGACTGTCTTTAATCAGCTCGATTTTCGCCCAGTCGATAAAATGCAAAACATGACCGGATGCCGGGAAGCGTGCAAGCTGTGCTTGCAGCATCGCCAGGCGCAAATCGTCAATACCGTTCTGCTCAGCTACTTCGAATGCAGCCGCGAATGCAGTGGCCTGCGGGACAATGCCATGCAGATGAACACCTGTACCGTCACCAAACAGGATTTCCTGTTCTTCAACGTACTTCAGGCCGTAGCGCATTTCCGCATCGATAGTCGACTGCAGTTGGGCAAAGTCATCAAGGATCTGTTTGGATGCCTTGAACATATGCGCGATGGTAGTGACCGGGGTAATTTTTGTGGCGAACTGAATATCGCTGTACGGCTTAGTGGTACCTTCTGCAACAACCTTTGCCGCATTGGTAAACCCGGTTTGCTGTACCCAGAAAATGGCAGGCGCGCCGGTACGACCAGGTGCAATCAGATCTCGGATAAAAAGACGTTGTTTGGGTGCAGTATCGATACCCGGTAAACGTTGAGGCTCGACCACGCCATCAGCAACACCCGTTGAAAGCAACGCAGCATTAAACGGAATGCTGAGGCGCTTACCACCTTCTACGCTGGCCGCGAAAGTTTTCAGCGCTTCGGAGTTGATTACCACCTGACCCACCGTTTCAACCACTTTGGCCGCATTTGCCAGCGGCATCTGAGCTACGTGCTGTTCCAGTTCGCCCAGGGCGGCTTTGAGAGTCTTTTCTGCTTCGCGCATGGCGTTAAGTTCAGTCGCCATCTTATCCACTGAAGCCTTTGTCTCTTCAGAGAGTTTGCCGGACTTCTGCGCCTCCTTAAGGGCATCTTCCGCTTTAGCGTTGAATTTACCGGTTGCCTCTTCAATAGAAGCCGTTACTTTTTTTAGAATTTCGTTCACGTCAGACATACATTCTCCGTTAAAGGCATGCGTTTGCCAGGCCGCTTAATGCGACATCCAGCTCAGCTAAAATTTCAGGATTAGGTTGGGTAGCGCACGGCATACCATCGGGATCGGTAACAGCGCCCGGCGTGTTACCTGTTAATGCTTTGATTAATTTCCGGCGCTCTGACCGGGGGGTATTGGCTTTCGCCAGCAGCGCATCGAGCTTGCGTAATGCAGCCGAAGGGCTCTCATCATCAGCAGCAATCTCATCAGCAGACAGCAGACGATCCGCAAAACCTTTTTCGACCGCATCACTGCCGCCGATATAGGTTTCAGCATTCATCATCGCCTCAATGGTTTCCGCATTCAGACCAGTCTTTGCGCCGTAGATATCGTTCATGGCCTTATCAAACGGCTCCATATCAGCAGCCACCTGAGCAAGATCGTGACGGTTGCCAATCGCATAAACCCAGCAGTTGTGGATCATCAGAAACGCACCGCGCCCAATCTGCACCTCATCGCCTGCCATCGCGATGACTGATGCTGCTGACGCTGCCAGGCCCAGCACCTTCACGGTGACTTTCCCTTCGTACTCACGCAGCAGGTTGTAAATTGCCAGGCCTTCGAACATGTCGCCGCCCGGGGAGTTGATATTCACTGTCACATCTGCCCCACCGATTGCACGCAGCGCCCCGGCGATACGGCTGGCGGTAACGCCATCGCCGTACCAGTCGGCACCGATAACATCGAAGACAGAGATACTGTTTTCATCAGACTTTGCGGCTTTAATGCCGCCGTTCCAGCGCTCCATGGCAGAAGACGGCAGGTCGCGATTTTCGCGCGCAAAAGGCCGCCCCTCCGGCGCTTGCGGAAGGCTTTTCAGAGTCATTGGTTTTAATCCTGCGTTTCGGAGGTTTGCGACGCCTGTGCGTCGGTTGAGGTGTAAGGCTGAGTTTGACGCTCCGGGAATAACCATCCTTCCAGCGCTGCCCTCACCTTTTCGCCGTTACTCCCACTTTCCTTCCCAAGCTGATCGAGAGGGGTAAGGTTCAGCTGAACGGTATAAATGTCTCCACCGTCAATTGGCGGAAGATTCTCCAGCCTGCGTACGTCATTGCGGGACATCCATCCGTTTTGCAGGGCTGTGGTGTAGTAGGCAGAACGCCCGGCGCTGTCAGCGCGCAAGAGGCCCTCCACTGAGAATTCAGCAAATAAATCATCGTCGCCGTTAAGAAGGCAACGCGAAATTTCCTGCTCAATGTTAACAAGGAGCGGTCGCAGCGTATTAGTCAGGAATATCAGGTTCATACCTTCTACACTCGACGACCAGCTGCTCTGCTTCGTCGTATGCCCCACCATAAACGGCGGCACCCGGAACCAGCGGCAGATTTCCTCAATGCTGAACGAACGAGATTCCAGCATCTGGGCATCTTCCGGATTGAGGGTGATACCCTGATAGGACATATCACCCTCAAGCACCATCACCTTACCGGCGTTTTTAGAGCCGACGAACCGGTTAAGGTTCTCCCGGTTCTTCTGCCGCTGCTCGTTGGTAAGCAGATTTTTTGACAGAAAGAAGCCGGACGTCTGAATCCCGTTTTCAAAGATTTTCGCTGCAGATTCCTCGACTGCCATCGCCGCGCCGAACACATCACGTCCGGTGCGCATCGGCATCATGCCGCAAACGCCATCCAGACCAAAACCCCGGATGTGCATCATATTTTTAACCGGTATGATGCGTGGCACGCCCTTCTCGGTGTAGGTGTACTTCAGTTCGCCGCTGTCCAGCCGTTCCACTTTCATGCTTTGAGGAAGAAGTGGTACAAGCGAAACCAGCTTAGTACCGATCATCTTTTTCTCAACGTAGGCATTGCCCCGCAGACAGATACTGGCAACCACCAGCAGCATAAAACGCGACGGTGTCATTTCGCTGTTGGGCCTGCGGCACAGTACCTGATAAGCCGGGTGCTTAAGCGCCAGTTTGCGTGAGCCGTCAGCCGACCGCTCGTATACCTTCATTGGCAGGGTTGAAACGGATTCACTCAGCAGGCGCACACAGGCCCAGACAGAAGCCAGCGCCAGCGCTTTTTCTGCTGTCACTACCTTGCCGCTGCTACTGGTGCCGTACCACTCCTGCCAGAAAGTCGCGTCATTCAGTCCGATGGACTCGCCAAGCCAGTTAACAATCGCGCTCTTGATGCGGCCCGGCCGTTTTTTTTCCTTCATCAGATACCTACCATGATCGGGTCATCAAAAAAGTCATCAGGGTCGCCAGTCTCTACAAGAATCGCGTCCTCTGCCGCGCCGATGGCCATGGCAGACGCCACCACGCCATCGATGCGGCCGGTGCTTTTCTTCTTGGCAAAGATACGGTTGTCTTTCTGGTCAGCTTCCAGAACAGCAGATGCCGCATTCCAGCGCAGACAGGGATTAGTGCGGATAATCAGTTCACCGCTGTTAAGGTGCTCTTCAAAAAGCTCGATAGAGCGCGGCATCCAGAGGCCAGATTCCTGCGCCTTATAGAAACCCTGTCCATGCGGGATCAGTTCAACTTCTACAGACTGGTTCGCCAGTTCAACTTCGAGATACTTAATGCGGTACTGGTCGCAGGCAATACATCTGATATCGTACTTTTGCGTTAACTCACCGATGCGGTCAGCGACAAACCCGTAGTTCACGGCTTTACCCGGCGGCGCGTGAATAAACCCGTTACGCAGCCAGGCGTCATAAGGCACATGGTCAGTCTTGGCACGCTCCAGAAGGGTGTCTTTTGGTGTCCAGAATTCGACCAGAAGCTTCTTCAGCCTCGGGAAGTAAAGTGCCAGGGAAGTAAGGTCACGGGAACCGGATAGGTCAAGACCGCCATAACACTCTTCACCTGCCAGGTCTTCAGGGTCGAAATCCTGCTCGCATTTCATCCACGTATCGCTGTCTATCCACGGATCCGCAGACTCCACCCACTGACAGAAGTTAAGGCGGCGAACAATGCTTTCTTTCGAGGGCATGCCCCGCGCCTGAGTAACCTGCTCACGTAAATATTTTTCGGTAAAGGTATGACCCAGCGACGGGTTAGCTTTGCCCCAGCAGGACTCATCTTTAAACGGGTCGTCGCCCTCATCAAGCGAGCAGATGAAGCTGAAAAAGCTGTCGTCCTCAAGGTCGCCGGCGGCAACCTTGCGACCATATTCGTGATACTCAAAGCAAACGCTGGTTTTATCGTGTCCGCTGTTGGTGATCAGGAACATAAGTGCCTGCCGCCGGCCTTTCGTGCCGGCGCGCATCATCTCAACGACCTGATTGCTTTTATGCTCGTGAACTTCGTCAATCAGTGCGCAATGTGGGCGGGGGCCTGACTGACCATCATCAGAGCTTATTGGCCGGAAAAAAGAACCTGTCTGAACAAACGCCAGATTCCATTCTTTACCGGTACCGCCTGATTTATTAATTCGCTGAGAGAGAGCCGGGGACTGATCCACCATCGCCACAGCATCCCTGAAGAGGATCATCGCCTGGTCTTTTTTAGTGGCCGCGGCATAAACCTCGGCGCGGGGTTCCTTGTCGGCGACCAGGCAATATAATCCGACCCCTCCAGCTAGAGGTGATTTACCTGAACCCTTGCCAGACTCCACATAAACCATGCGGTAGCGTCGGTATCCATCACTGGCTTTCCACCCAAAAATCGAACCAACAATAAAGCTCTGCCAGGGCAACAGAATAAATGGAGCACCTTCGTGCTCACCACCATTCAGTTTTAATACTTTGGCGAAAAAATCTATCGCGCGCTGCGCAGACTCAATATCCCAGAAAAGCCCGCGTGCATGCATACTTTCCAGATCGCGAAGGTGTCTTGCGCAGGCGTTTCGAATATCCGGCCCTGCAAGCACTTTCCCCGAAGTCACATCCATTGCATATTGCGTGGCGGCATCAGCCGAAGAACTGGTTGAGCGTGTCTTCTTCTTTTTCTCCACCATTAACATTTACCTTCGATCGCGCTGCAGGCGTTAAACCAAATTCCACCAGATAACTTTTGAATCGGCGATCTGCATCAGCAAGCATTGATACCGCCGGGTTTGCTTTGATAAGAAATCCCCCCTCGGTCTGGACCGTGTAAGTTCTGCCCTCTTCGGCAATCGTGATCCGTAACTGAAGAATGTCAGCGTAGATATCGCAGAGCCTTTCCAGCGCCAGAACGTCGGCAACGGTAAGCACCCCCATCTCATCAAGAAGAACAGTCACCTTTCCCCACGCAACCTTTCCCCAGTCAGTGAGGTGAGATGGTGGGCTAGGGATTTCTCTTGCGGGAGCAGGCTCTTTATCGTTCAGCTTTCGCTTGCCCGGATTGCCGGTAACGACCTTAAGGTGGGTCGGTTTTGGTCGTCTTCCGGCCATTAAAACCTCCCAGAAAAAAACTTTTCATTTCGCGGTTGTGCACAAAAAGGAGGGCTGGCGGTCAGGAACAGCGTGTTCCCTGAACTTTTAACCCGCCCTCCCCCTTTGTTTCACCTTCGCCAGTGTGACCCCGGGTCAAGTGGCAGGCCGTTCTCATCACAGCCAATAACGTGGCCGCGCTTTTCTTCCCGCTGCTTGGTGGAGTCGTGATGCTGCTTACAGAGGGGTTGCCAGTTGCCTTTATCCCAGAAGAGCTTTTGCGCTTTCGCTACTGCTTCCTGGCTGTCGCCGTTCAGTGCTTCTTTAAGCCTGTGTGGTCTGATGTGATCCACAACCGTTGCAGGCACTGCCCTGCCTTGTCTGTGGCACATCACACACAGCGGATGAGACTTCAGGAAAGACAGCCTGGCTTTATCCCAGCGGCTGCCATAGATGCGTGGCTCTTTCATATTTATTCCCCGGGCTCACGACTGAAAGACTCTCTTTGGTGCGCGTACTATGCGCATAAAAAAACCGCCCGAAGGCGGTTACAGTGTTTTGTATGGCTTTGGCTTTCTTGAGCCATGCGTGATAGCTTGCTCAATTATTTTGTCGCTTGGTCGCTGACCGCTAACCCCGACCAGATAAATTTCATCACCCAACTGATATTCGAAGACATCAAATTCAGCATCCTCAAATATCGGGGTGCCCCCAGAGCTTTTAAGAAGTCGAAATGTCTGATCAGAAGCCTTAATAACGGGACTGTAACTCTCAAGATCCAAAACGTCGCCTTTCCAGCCAGCACCAAACAAAATTATCGTCAGCATAATCATCCCTCTCGTAGTAGAGCGGTGATTATATCAATAGCAAAATAATCATTGCAAATCAATGCATTATGTCAACCACTATCTGATCTTAAGTCATCGTCCTTCATCAGGCGCATTTGCGAGTGCGCCTTGTGATGTTTAGCGCCTCACTTCCCACAACATGCGCTCAACGCCGCCATTCCCAACCGGATCGCGTGTCGATTTCATCTTCACTGACGATGCAGCCCAACTTGATCGCGCAGGCAGCGTCTTAATTTTTACGAAACCAGCAGCGCGCAAAGATACTCCCGATTCATCAGCCTGGGTATATGTAATTATCCTTAGGTAACCCATGCCCCAGGCAGCACGACGCACAGCCCCGTAAAGCATTGAATTAGCGTTTCGGGTGCCATCTGTACAAGTGCGGTTAACTTCGAGTGTCAGCCCATCATCAAAGTGCCGAGCTATTGGACGTCCAGCCATTGCAACGCCCACCAGTACGCCATTAAGTTTCAGCCCAACACTGAATTTATGGCCCGCTGGAGGCTTATTGTGACGATGCAACTGGCTTATAAACTCACAAGCCTGGCGAAATGTGATCGGGACAATAACCACTTATTACCTCATGCACTGCTCGCGCACATACGCCTGCAGGCCAGTCAGTTGCTTTGTGACGGTTTCGATTCGCTCTCTGAGGGTGAAATAATCCCGCTCAGCGGCGTCAGTAAGTCGGGGGCTGGCTGCATCATCCACGCCGGGGGCGCTGGCCGCTCCGTTCGCGGGACATCTGGCGGAGATTTGCAGCCGCTTACGCCCAGCAGCAACATCACGCTCAAGCTGTTTAATATTTTCCTGGGCATCTGCCAGCTCCTTCGTGTATTTCGCATCGAGTGCCGCGACGTCACGCTGCCGCACCTGCATGTCGCTAATGGTGGCGTTCGCCAGACTGAGCGCCTGCGTTTTCTCGTCACGTTGTTTTTTGTACTCAATGGCGTTATCCCGGTACCGGTTGACCAGAAAGGCCAGCACGCAAATCAGCACCAGCACCACCAGCGGAAACCAGTACTTCTTCAGCAGCGCCTGTATCATAACAATGCCGCTCGTGCACGGTTGTAACGCTGACGGCGGTCTTCAATGCCATTCTGACCGCCATTAATAATCTGCGTGACGCGGGCAAGGTCGCCGGAGTAAAGCAAACAACCGCTGGTGGCGTAGAACCATGCCGCCGAACGCGCTGCGTTACGGTCCTGCTCCAGCAGTTCCGGGCTGGTGACCAGGTCGAGTTTCAGCGCGGTACCGCATTTTGTGTAATTCTCAAGCCCGGTAATCTGGGTTAACCCACGTCCGCGGTACTTCCAGCCATCACCTGCTGCTTTGTTACCCAAGCGCCCGCCGTAAACCAGATTAGCGATCTGCGGTTGATGCGCGGTCTGCTTACCGTCAATTCGCCCCAGCATCTCGCACTGATATGCGGTGAGCCTTTTGCCGAAAGTTTTCTTCAGGCCATCTACCGAGTAGTTGAAGCTTTCTACAACTCGGGTGAAGCCCAGCGACTCATGCCCGGTCTGCGCGATAAACATCGCCTGATCTGTCGGCGCGGTGATGCCGAATTCCTTCATGGCCGCATCAATGTGCGGAAACCAGCGCGCAGCTAATCCGGCGCTTATACCAGCCGCCTGCTGAAATTGTGATTGGTTCATTCCGGCCTCAGTACATAGAAGAGCCGCGCCACGTTACCCCGTGCACGAAACACGGCGGCGCAGATAATCAGGTTTATAGTTACGGTTGCCCAGTGGGTATGCAGGTAGGAGTCAAACAGATACCGGAACGGCACCGATGCATACGCCAGGATAATCAGATAGGCCAGCCATGACGCCCACGGGTTATGTCGCCCGCCAGGCTTACGGAACATCATCAGGCGCAGAACAATAGCGGCGCAGGCCACCACATTGGTCAGCACCAGCGGATCGTTAGTTACCATTGGTTCCCCCTCTCCAGCGTGCGAGCAGCTTTAGCGGGTCCTGTTCACTGAAAAAAGTCAGCGTCTTGATGGCCACGGCAGACAGAATTACCGCGCCGAGCGCATCCAGTGGCTTATCTGCATAGCCCGTCATTTTTGCCAGCCACGAACCCACCAGCCCGGAGCCATAGACGCCAGCGAAATACGACACGACGAAATATGCCGAGCGGCGAAAAATCGTCAGGTCGGCAGCGGTGGCCACATAGAAAACAGCACCGGCAAACGCGCCGAACACCACGCCGTAATCCGTGCCGGTTAACAGTCCATAAATGCTGGCGCCGGTCAGCGCGCTACCGGCGGCTGCGGTACCGGAAAAAGGTTCGGACATTACGCCCCCTCGTTAGTGGTGAGTCCTCTCAGGATTGAGGGGAAATAAAAAAGGCCGCCAAATGGCAGCCTTGAGAGATTTTTCACAGTGGATTA